ATCTGTTCCTCACCATCCATCTTACGGTAGAACTTACTTACCATAAGCCTACCTGTCTGGCTCAATGCATAGCGTACCCGATAGTTCATCTTAAGCTCATCCATAAACAGGTGGTCCTCACGGGTCTGTGATGGGCTCAACCTATCAAAGTGTTTGTAGATGTATCCCTTATTCATAAGAGGGTTGATTAACCGCTGGTACATATTGTGTCTTTGGTAGAAGTATGTATCTGCTACGTGGTCTATAGTAAAGAACTCTAGATCGTAAACAAAAACCATAAACCTTATCTCACTTTCCTTTAGGTCATAGTTCCTAGACATATCGCGTATGGCTAGGTTTAAGTATTTCAGGTGGTTGGATTTAATGTATCTGTCTTTGATAACAGAGAAATCACGAAACATCTTACTTCGTGAGACTTCGCTCTTTGGCATAACGTTGAATTTAATATCTTTGTACAAAATTAATATTTATGAGCACGCTCTCAGGCACTAAGATAAAAGATAAGTTCGGTAACCTACTTCACGTCGAGGGAGGCTTAACCTCCTCGACTAAGAATGTAGAAGATGGAACAGGCGATGCATCAGCTCTTAAGCTATCTACCACAGAGGTAGAGATAAATGGTACGCAGTCTTTTACTGCTGCACCGGCAACAGACAACTCAGAGCTTACAGCCCTGCTTGTTAACGGTAGCAATGAGGTAGTTAAGCGCGAGCTTACCGCCAATGCATTCAGCACAGACCCTATAGTACCTAGCAGAATCATAGCTAGACAAGAACTAGATAGATCACTAACAGCTGGTGGTCCCGCTAGTCAAATGGGATTTGCACCTATAGACAATTCAAATCCAAACGGATCTTACCAAGTGGGTAGCACAGACCCCTATACATTCGCTACAGGAGGTATCACAGTAGATGAAGCTGGCGTATACCGTATTGATATATCTTTTCAGTTTGACGCTATTACCGTTTCTAATACAAACGTTACTACAACAGTTTTAGTTAATGGCGTAGCTGTAGTTACCGCCATAAGATCAAAGTCATCAACGGGACTGGGAATGGTTTCTTTTTACTGCGCTAAGTATTTAGCGGCAGCAGATGTAATCACTGTTACAAACTTATCATCAGCCGGTAACATTGTATTAAAGGCAGGATCGGCAGTAGAGGTACTAAAGTTAGCGTAATGAAAGAAGGCCACGAAGATTGCATCAGGGAAATACAGGAGCTAATGGTAGCGATTAACGAGACCATAGAGAAGTACGGACTTGAGAAAGAGGTAGTGGTAGCTTTAGCTGTCGGGTTTTTAAATTTAGATGAAGCAACTGTCTCTCCTAACGAAGAGGAGGTAACGGTGCGTATGAATCTATTATCCTCTATAACAGTTGAAGATGAAGAAGAGCTGGATGATGTACTGTCATACATCCTTGATGCTTATAGAATTGAACAAGAAAGTAATCCTAGTAATATAAACTACTGGATTAACCGTATGAAAAATAACGGGGACATAAATTAAATAAAATGATTCGTAAAATTATTATAGGGGTAGACCCCCTAAAGGCTATGGCTTACTATGTAGGCCAGAAAGCTGGAGACTCTAAGGTTGACGCCATTGTTTTAGATGAGGCGTACCTACACAAATTCAAAGAAAAAAGATACTTGGTATACATCAAGCACCCTGAGGATGGCGTAATGCTATGGAAGAGTGTGGAGAATGTACCTGTACTCATAGAGTACGACCTTAACTTTTAATTAAATACATATGCGTAGTTTATACGATTTCTTCGTTAAGATGCCTAAGGCCTTTAACGATGAGGTAGAGGTGGGTGATACATCCATCTATATTGATCCTAAGTGGAATGAGTTTGAAAACCGTAAGCAATGCGCTGAGGTTGTCGCCATCCCCGAGAAGTACGACACCCCTGTTAAGGTTGGTGATACTATCTACTTCCACCACCACGTAGTTATATCTAATGAAGGCAGAGGCCAACGTATTGATGAGGACATCTATACTGTAAGGTTTGACCCTAACAACAGCCACGGCACACAGGTCTATGCTTATAAGGACCAGCACACGGGTGAGATTGAACTCATCAGTGAATGGGTATTCCTAACACCTGAGGAGCAGGCATACGAGCAGGTTAGCGAAAGCGGTATTATCGTTGACCTTGAGAAGCCTAAGTTCAACCAGTACGGCTACGTCCTTTATGACTCAGAGGCAGTACAACAGCTAGGCCTTAAGAAGGGTGATAAGGTAATGATTATGAAGAATGCCGACTATAAGATGGAGGTAGAGGGCCAAGAGGTTTACCGCACACATATTGATCATATCTACGCCACTGGATTCTAATGGGACGTAAGAAGCAATTCAGCAGCGTTAGAGCGGGTGAGGAGCTGTTGGAAGCTATGGCACAGGCCATACGCAATATCACCGAAGAAATAAAAAGACCTATAGACACAGAGCAATCAGGCTCTGGTCGTAGGGCTGAGCTTAAGAGTATTAAGGAATCTGCTTTAGATGCCAAGGAGTTAATCACTGAGTATCAGAAGCTTGAGACAATGATAAAGGAACTAAAGGAGACCGGCGGCATAGAAGCTGAGAGGGATTTCTCTGGTGGGTTCTCAGAACAATACGCTAAAAGATAATGGCTGGAATCAAGGACATAGAGGGCTATGAAGAAAAGGTAATCAACATCTGCCCGCAAGATACTGCGGGTGAGATCATTGAGATTGCCGATCTAGCTATACAGCTGCCTAAGGTCCCGGCAAAGAAGGACATACTGTACCACGACAAACCTGTAGAGGAGCAACGCTGGGTACGTCAGGATATGCCCGTTGAGCTGTCCCGTATCGGCAGTATGGACGAGTGGTATGAGATGCCTAAGGAGTTCAAGAAGAAATACGAGGGGTACATCAAGAGTGAGTTTGACCGTCGTAATAACGGGCTGTGGTTCTATAACAACGGTAAGCCTACATACCTTACTGGTGCACACTATATGATGCTGCAGTGGAGTAAGATAGATGCCAGCTTCTACGGCTACTACCTTAAGTTTCAGAGAGATATAAACTACCATATGGAGGCGTGTTTCGTTGACCCGCGATGTGCTGGACAGCTGTACACTAAGTGTCGACGTTCTGGTTACACCAACGTCGCCGCTAGTAAGGTTGACGATGTAGGTACTTCTACCTACGATGTAACTGTTGGTATAATGTCTAAGACGGGTAAGGACGCACAGGAGAACATCTTTATGAAGAAGGTGGTGGGTATGTACAGACACTACCCATTTTTCTTCAAGCCTATACAGGACGGTACTACCAACCCGCGTACAGAGCTGGCGTTCCGTGAGCCCTCTAAGAGGATCACGAAGAACAACAAGACCAGCTCCAAGGGCCAAGCATTGAACACTATAATCAACTGGCGTAACACCACATCCAATGCATATGACGGTGAGAAACTCAAGCTGTTGTTTATTGATGAGGGTGGTAAGTTTGAACGCCCAGAGGATATCCTTGAGGTATGGCGTATACAACGTACGTGTCTTATGGTAGGTCGTAAGTTTGTAGGTAAGGCTATTATAGGCTCTACAGTAAACCCGCTGGACAAGGGCGGTAGAAACTACCGTGACCTATGGGATATGTCTAACCCGTTAGATAGAAACTCCAACGGCAGGACCAAGAGTATGCTGTACAGAATATTTGTACCGGCATATGAAGCACTAGAAGGATTCTTTGATATCTATGGCAACCCCGTGGTTGAAAACCCCGAGGAGCCAATAATGGGTATTGATGATGAGATCATAGAAATAGGATCTAAGACCTACTTGAAAAATGAACGCAAGGGATTATCAGGTGATAGCAATGAGCTTAACGAAAGTATACGACAGTTCCCTTTTACAGCTGAGGAAGCCTTTAGGGATTCCACTAAGTCTAGCCTCTTCAATATTGCTAAAATCTACGAGCAGATAGAGTACAATCAAGACCTGTACCCACAGCCTGTGGTGCGTGGTAACTTTGTATGGGAGAACGGTAAGCAGGATACACAGGTTGTATTCCGTCCCGATGCTAACGGCAGGTTCCGTGTGGCTTGGTTGCCACCCGTAGAGCTGCGTAACAAGGTAGTTATAGAGCGCGGTAAGAAGTCTCCCGCTAACGACTGGTTAGGTGTAGGGGGTGTGGATAGCTATGACCTTGATTCTACTGTTGATGGTAGGGGCTCTAAGGGCGCGTACCATTTGTACAACAAGTTTAATATGGCGCATCCCTCTAATATGTTTGTACTGGAGTATGCCTCACGTCCACCACTAGCTAGGATATTCTACGAGGATGTGCTTATGGCTGCCGTATACTATGGGTATAAAATACTAATAGAGAATAACAAGTACGGTATAGCAAGGTACTTTGAATCAAGGGGTTACGATGACTACTTGATGGACAGGCCCGATCATCTTAAGTCAACAGCTAGGGTAGCTGTTAAGACTAAGGGTATACCCTCTAACTCTCAAGACGTTATACAGGCTCACGCTCAGGCTATTGAGTCTTTTATACACGACTATGTAGGTATGAATGAGAACGGGGACTATATGCCTATGTACTTCAACAGAACCCTAGAGGACTGGATCAACTTCCGTATAGATAACCGTACACAGTATGACCTTACCATCTCGGCAGGGCTAGCTCTACTAGCTGCACAAAGAACTAAGAAGAAAAAAGTAAAGGCTAAGTTTGACAACAAGACCTTCTTCCGCAAGGGCAAGTCTATCCAGCGTTAATAAAATCGTTATATTTGCAGTTGATAACGATTCAGCGAAACGATGAATGATTACAATAAATCTACTTTTCCAGACCCGCTAGCAGCTACGGAGGAGAAAGTACAGAAGGCATACGGATTAGCTTATGCCAAAGCTTTAGTTGCTCAATGGGGAGGCGTAGACACTGAAGGTAGCTTGTATCGCAAGCGCTTCAAGGAGTTTGAGACAGCCCGTCAGTACGCCAATGGTACTCAAGATACCTCTATCTATAAACAGATACTTAACTCTCTTGATGCTAATAATGGCGACGGCACTATGATGACATTGGACTGGACACCAGTACCTATCGTCCCTAAGTTTGCAAAGATTGTTGTTAATAAAATCATCTCATCATACCGATACCCACAGGTAGAGGCTATTGACCCGTTATCACAGAATGAGAAAGACATCAAGAAGAAGAAGATTGCTTTGCGTATTGAGAACAAAGAAATGTTCCAAGAAGCAAAAGCTGCAGGTCTTAACGTTGATGTAGATCCAGACAAGCTACCACAAACACCAGAAGAGGTAGAGATATTCCTAGACACTAATATTAAGACTGACGCAGAGATTGCTGCACAGCTAGCTACCAATATGACGCTAAGCTGGAACAACTTTGATGAGCGTGTATATCGCCGTAACGTTGAGGACTTAGTGAACTGTGGTATGGCTGTTACCAAGCGTAGCAATGATCCTAACTACGGTATACAAGAGGAGTATGTAGACCCTGCTTACTTCCTTCATAGCCATACAGATGACCCTACGTTCTCTGATATGATTTATGCTGGACACCTCAAGCGCATCTCTATACAGGAGCTTAAGCGTTTGGCTGGTGATCAGTTTACTGAGGAGCAGTACCAAAAGATAGCTAAGACCGTAATGAATAAGTACGGCAATAACGCTTCACGTTTTGTAGACAACTACTACGACCAACGTCTAGGCCGTTATAACTACGGCTACGACGAGTTCACCCTAGAGGTGTTAGACTTTGAGTTCCTATCTGTTGACTCTATGATATACGAAAAGAAGCAGTCGCGCTTTGGGAACATTGGCTTCTACTTCAAGGGCAACAGCTACGAGGCGCCAAAGAATAGCGTGTACGATAGAGAGCCTATACAAATGAACAACGCTACCATCTACGGTGGTATGCACATTGTAGGCACAGAG